GTATTGTACCGCCCGCGAATAACCACCATCACCTAAAATATATAAATCTATTCCTTCATATCTTGATAAAACAGTTTTAGCAGCAAGATAATCTGTATTATACGCTGTTAATATACCACCATCATTTAACATAGTATTAATTGCTCCTATTTCCACTACATTATCAGCACAAAAATCTTGAACACCCATACATTCAAATACTTGTGTTTTATAAGGCATTGTAATAGCAAAACCTTTTATATCCAATGTTTTTACTGATTTTACTGCATCTTCTATGTTGCTTACTGAAAACGATTTATAAATTTTATTTAAACCATAATAGTAAAATGCACTATTCATCATTTGACACCCAGTATTACCTGCTGTTTCAGCAAATGAACAATAAATTTCTGTATCTTTATTGATATAACGCGTATTCACTTAAAACCTTTTTCGCTATTTGTTCAGCACTTAAACCATATTTCTCATATAATTCATCAGGCGGGCCTGACTCTGGAAATACATCATTCAATCCAATCCTTGTAACCTTTCTTGGCCACTCGTCTGTTAAAACTTCAGAAACTGCAGAACCTAATCCACCAACTACCGTATGGTCTTCAACTGTAAATAACATATCACTCCATTCTGCACATTCCACAATTATATCTCTATCTATTGGTTTTAAGGTTGGTATATTTACAACTCTAACATTTCTGCATAAACTATAAGATGTATTTTTCTCTATGAGATTGGACGCCTCAATAACATCACCTAAAATACATCCAGTAGAAAATATTGTTATAGAAGCTTCTTTTTCAGTACCCTTAACTATCTGTCCTTTACCGAATTCAAAAGGCATCTCTATGTCTTCAACTGGTTGTCTACCCAATCTTAAATAATGTGGTGAATCCAATTCTGTTTCACATAAATACTCAATGACTTTAATCGCTTCAGAATAAGATGCTGGATTTAGTATTTTCATATTTGGTAAAGCTCTCATAATACTAACATCTTCTAATCCCATTTGAGTAACACCATCTTTACCAATAGCCATACCAACGTGACTACCAACTATAACAACGGGTCGATTTGAATACGCTAAACTACATCTTATAATATCATATCGCCCAGTAATAAATGAACCAAAGGACGCCAAAAAAACCTTATATCCATATTCAGATAAACCTGACGCTATTCCTATCATATTTGCTTCAGCTATACCTATCTGAAAAAATCTATCTGGATGTGATTCTTTAAAACTGGCTATCTTAGTAGCTTTACCCAAATCTGCGTCTAATGCAATAATATTATCATACTTATCACCCATTATTGGTAACTGATATCCAAAGGCGTCTCTGGTAGCTTTCATATTAAACTCCTAATTCCTTCATAGCAATCTCATACTCTTCATCAGTAGGAACTTTACAATGCCAACTTGGGTCTTCCATAAAAGAAACTCCTTTACCTTTAACAGTATCTAAAATAATACATTGTGGCATATGATGTTTAACATTACCTATCTCTCTCATTTCATATCTAATAGTATCCATATCATGACCATCTACAACTGTACAACTCCATCCAAATGAAGATATTCTCTCTTGTAAATTATCATACATAATACTAACATCTTTTGAATATCCATCATTCTGTCCCCCATTACAATCAATAATACAAACTAAATTTGATAATCGTGTTTTAGGATAATATATCAAAGATTCCCAAACTTGTCCTTCTTGTAACTCCCCATCACCCAATACACAAAATACAGTTCCGTCTTCACCCCTCAAATTTTTACCAAGTGAATGCCCAATAGCAATACTTAACCCTTGACCCAAAGAACCTGTGGTAGCATCCAAATGTTTTAATGCGTCTTTAACTGGATGACCTTGTAATGGTGAATCTATTTCTCTAAACAAATCTAATTCTTCATCCGTTATTTTACCTAACTCATGTAATACTGCATATATTATAGGAACGGCGTGCCCTTTAGATAAAATCAATTTGTCTTTACCACCAATATCATAATCTTCATACAACACACAAGTTAATTCTGCCATAGAAAACGCACCACCAATATGACCTGATTGTTTATTACGAACCATATCTATAACCTTTTTTCTTAATACACTTGGGTCAATTTTCATTTTGAACTTTTTCCTTTAACAACCCTACAGCCATATGAGTAACTTTTGAAATACAATCTTCATAATGAAAGTTATTATTATTACCACCAGTTTGACCTGGAAATTTTGAAGTTCCTGTTAATCTCAAAACCAAATCAGCATAATCATCACATTTAGTATTTTCACTTCGTGTCATTAATATATTTTTCATTCCAATAGATTTTCCATATTTCAGTGCTTCTACTACATTACCAGAATTACCAGAACCAGACATTCCAAATAAAATATCATTCTCTTCTGCTTGATATTCTAATTGTGCTTTAAAAATCTTATCATATCCTAAATCATTAGTAATCCCTGTAATCACTGCTTGATCACTACACAAACTTACAGCTTTAAAGTGATTTCTATTTTTACCTTTAGAACTTTTATCTTCTGATACAAATGGGTGCATATTTAAATCCACTACTAAATTCTGAACTGACGCAACATTACCACCATTACCACACGCATATATAGTTCTTTCATTTTCATATGCGTCAAATATCATTTTAACAAAATTAACAATATAATAAGTTGATAATCCTCTAAGAACTGTATTAGATTCAATCTTATATAAATCAATTAATTTAGGTAAAGTATATTCAAACTTTTCCATAATCTTCGGGCCACCTATAATTCTCATTCAGTTTTTTAGTTAACATTAATTTTCCATATAAAAATAGAAATTCTCCATATCTACCTTTATGAAAATGTTTATACAAAGTACAAATATTCAGATATTGTAATACTCCTAATAATTCAATAATTTTCCAATTAAAACCATTACTAATACAAAATTGTTTAAATATATCTTTAAGATAAAGTAAATTACTTTTAACATTGAAATGAATAGTAGCTTCTATAGTAGTATATTTACAATCATAATATTCATTCAATATATTTTTACCATTAATCATTAATGCGTGATATAATTTAGCCAAATCATAATTTGCATCACCAACTTTTTTACTTTTACCAAAAGTGTCTCTCCAATCTATTAATATAAATTTATCTTCTTTTTCCCAAGTGTAAATAATATTTTCTGGTTGTAAATCTCCGTGAAATAAAGTTGGAATAGCATTATCATAAAAACTTTGCCAATCTATTTTATCTAACAAAGTATATATAGGTTCTACTTCTACTCCATTTATTTTTTTTATTAAATCAAGTTTACTACCTTCTAATTCAACTAATCTATGCCTTGTTTTATCTTCATACATAAATTTACAATTTTTTTCAAATTCTATAGGATCATATAATATGTTTGGATTAAACAAATTTTCACTAAAATAATTAAAAAATTTACTCAAAATTTCCTCATCATATACATCCGATAATAATTGTCCCTGTATATAATCATAAGAATACATATTATCATTTAATTTAGTAACTTTAGGACAAGTATTATTTAAATATTTTACTCTCTCCACTCTAATTTTAGCCCTATTAGAATCATTAAAATATTTTATTACTTTATTATTATCAATAAACAACGCTTCATCACTTTTATTTGCTACAATCTCATTAGGAAAATATTTCTTAGTTTCAGCATAAGATTTATTATTACCTGTATCGTACCAAGTAAAATCTATTAACTTAATATGTTCTAATCCATCAAACCCATGAATAACCTGATATTCATCTTTTACAATTTGTCTATTTTCTAAACTATTCCAAAACTCTTTATAATCACAAATTCCAGCCATTCCGATATATGCTCTATTACCAGTGCCATAATACAAAGTATCTAAATATTTACTTCCACGTACTAAACAATAATTTAATGAATCATCAATATCAATATTAGAAACACCTAACCAGTTTTCACCTAAGAAGTTAAACTGAGTATCTTCTTTAACAATAGTATCAACTGATGTAAAAATAAATGGACATTGTAATTCATCTTTACAACTTAACAAACTATAACCAGGGCCTGAACCAGGTTCGTTATAATTATCAATAGTAATATAAGTTATTTTTCTATTTGAATGTACTTCATCCATATAAGACTTAATTTGTTCTGATTTATAACCAACGGCTATAACAATTTCAACAGACTTATCTAATTTGTCAATAATATGAGAAATAGTAGCTTTATTTTCTAAAGGTAAAAGTGCTTTATGTAATCCATCAACATCATTATTTCTTGTACCTTCACCTGCAGCTAAAATACAAAATTTAAAATTATAATTTAACTCTGTATCACACTCGTAACAATAATATAAATCAACATAATTAGCTCCATAATCAGAATATGCTTTAACAGTTGATTGACAATTTGGACAAAAAGTAATTTTCATCAATTCCCCTCGTGTTCAGATTCTATTTTACCACTACCTCTATCTGAATCATCTTCAAATCTAATACAATCATTTAAATGTGCGGTAGAACATTCAAGTGCAGTATAATCTGTTTTTGCAATAACCCTATGTTTAGTTCTTAAAGGTACACACCAACCTTCCCCCACTTTATAAACTCGTGATTCTACTTCACCATCTTCATTCTGTAATAAAACTTCAGCTTCACCTTCAATTACATAATTGGTTTCAACTTTCTTCTCATGCCATTGTAAACTACTTTTATATCCTGCATTCATATGAATAAGTTTATATGCATAATGTTCATTTAACTCTAACCATAGTTCATATCCCCAAGGCTTTTCTACTCTATAAGAACTGATATCCAATCTGTGAGATTTATTCTTATCTATTTTATCTTTATATTCTTCAAGAGCTTCTCTTACCCAAGTATCATCTATATAATCATATTTTGACATTTTCAATCCCCTCATCTCGTTTTAAATTTATCGCTATAGCAGTATCACCTTCTCTATCAGGTTTTAAATCATTTATTAAAACTCTCGTTCCACCACCAATACCCATAATTAGTTTATCATAAATTATACCAGCTCGTCTAAGTTGACTTACTGTAGAATCTCTTAGACCTTCTTTTCTACCAGTTGTTAATATAATAACATGACCTGCTTTATCCCACTCCCACAATTTTTTTACTGTTCCTTCAAGTGGTTTCATGTCACTATCTAAATCATAATCGTTTGTATATGGATATTTTGTTATTGTTCCATCTATATCACAAAAAATTGTTTTTGGTTTAATCATAAATATAATTATTCCTCTTTCAAATCTAATAAAATTTTTTCAGCAGTTAAATTTCTATATCTTAAAATTTCATATGTCGCGTTTTCATTCATACCATCATGCCAATCTTTAAAAGAAAATTTAATCATATCAGTACTTAACAAACCCAAATTCCTTAAATGCCATACTGTCAAAAAATGACTTGATATACGACCATGTTGAGGACATTGACCTGGACTTGTATACTCATCTAAATGATTAAACATTGTAGCAAACTTATCCATATTTTCTGTATTCATCGCATAAATATGATCTATCAATTCATTTTTACATATCGAATTAGGCCACCCGTATTGTCTATCAATTGTTTCCGCTAAATGTACCTTATTACTATCAAGTTCATTAAAATTAAAAATACTATTCCAACACATATCAAATCTTGCATTTATAACCAAATCATATTTGAAATTATTTTCTTTCTCATATTCTTTTCTTAATTTCATAACTCGTTTAAAACCATACCATCTACTATAATGTGCAAGAATTCTTTTATTATCTATATCATCCATACCGTCAAGAAAATGAGTTGGATATTTGAAATAAATTTGTGGTGTTAATTCCATTTTTTTAGGTTTAAAATATTCTTCAAATTCTTTTTCTTTATCAGTTTGCCAACTAAAAATAAAAAAATCAACATCATTAGAGGAAGTTATATATTTTCTAAAATTATTAGAAATATATTTTATAACTAATGTTGACTCATCTCCATTATCAGCATTATAATGTTTTCCAAATAATCCACCAACTAACCCATTCATGGTATACGCAATTTTCATTTTAATTTAAGAATAACTCCTTCTCTATCATTAAATGTCCATCCACCAGCGGTTTCAACTCCAGGATATTCTCCAATAAATTTATCTATTACTAATTTATCTTCCCTAACTTTAGTTGTTATAGCATTTTTCCATTTATTATTACCTGCTGGAAAACCATAATCATCAACTACTATAATCGAATTTGGAAAATAAGAAATAACTAAATCTAAATGTTTTTCAATATCCCCTTGATTTGCATTTCCAGGATGTACGTCCCAAAAAACAACATCTATATTTTCAAAATTCCAAGTATCTTGTAAAATATCCATTTGTAAAAATTCAATATTTTTAGAATCCATACACTTAGTTTTAGCAATATCTAAATACCCTTTATCTCTATCAACAGCAATAACCTTCTTAAAAACTTCACCCAAAATTTTAGTTGTATCTCCTTGACAACATCCAAACTCTATCACAGTCATTTCTTTATATTTCTTATCTGAAAAATTATATAAAATATCTGTTTTAAATTTACGACTTGTTGATTCTTTGTAAGTATTTTTATGTCTAACACTATTCAATAATTCTTCATCATCTTCTCTATAATTCTCCTTAATTAAATTCCACGTTGTTTTCATTAAAGCCAATCTAAGATTTTTTGCCATCCCACTAAATTTCCAATGATTTGTATACTTTATAAAAAATGGTGTTTTATCTTCATTTAATTGCCAATTATAAGAAAAAAAATATTCAGTTTCACTACCCACTATAAATTGTTTTCTATGTGGATGTGTTACATTAAATTGCATAGGTAAATAATTTATTTTCATATTATTCATTTGTAAAAAATAATTTAATGGTGTTTGATCAGTGCCTTTTTTTACAATATTATCTTGTAACTCTATTAACTTATCAGTATTATCTCTATATAATTTCTCAAACTTTAAGAAAAAATCCTTGTGATTTTTATTAAAAATAATATTTGAATTTACATATTTACTAATATCAAAATTAAAATCATTAAAAAACTTCTTATATCCCATAACAGAATCATAAATCCACGCTAAATTATCTGAATCTCTCCAACCATTTATAGTATCAGTACAATGTTCAGTAAGGAAATCAGGAGAATCCCACCTAATAATAGAATTAGCATCATTCATAAAAATTTTATCATAATTTATCCCCTTCGATTCAATAAAATCAAAAACATCAAACCATCTTTGCCAAGTAATTCTTATATCATCTATATCTACTGAAGGATTATCATAAATAACCAATTCTGCATTATTTCCTCTACACCAATGTGTCCAACTTTTTATCGCATAATCCATCCAATCAAACCCACCATATTTTTCTGCAAAAGTTGGATTTTTATAAGCTACTAAAAATATAATATTTTTTGGAATACTCATAACAATAATTCTTTAGGAAATGTCCTTGTTTCTGTATCCATTGATTCCACTAATTCTACTTTTCTTTCTCTAATTAAAGTAAGATAATTACTATAATTATCAAAGCCATCTTCTGTCCAAGAATAAGGATGTGTTAATAATTGTATTTTATTAACCTTATTGAAATTTAATTCTATAGGATATCCATATTTCCACTTATGATTTGAATCAGCTATATAATAAACTCTTAACTTTTTAGGAGTGTTTCCTTTAAAATAATGAAAAAACTTTTTATCATAACAATTAATTTTATTAGGAATTTCTACATACCTTTTAAGAATTTCTGGATTACTACCACATCTATGAAACGCATATCTATCAACCTCAAAACCATAATAATGTTCTAATGTTTCAATATCCTTTAAAATATATTTAATTAACTTTTCATCATTCATCATGGGCGGATTTTGATGTAATCCAATTTTATGACCCATATTATTAATTTTTCTTATAATATCTATATTTTTTTGTGATAATGCATTATACGTATTATTTCTTAATTGAACAGTATATGTAGAACTTATTCCTAAAGATTTTTCTATTTCTGCCATTTTAAGTGCTCTATCAATTGAAAATTCAATATCATGTCTTAAAACACAAAATTTTTCAGTCTCATCGGTAATATCTGAAAAATCCATTATGGGTAAATTCATTTTTACCAAACTTATAATATTTTCATATTCTATATAAGAAAACATACTAAATTTTCTCATTCTTTAATCTTGGATATTCTTTATTTGGAATTTTCATTTCTAAAAAATTACAAAGTTTTTCATAACCATCTCCATTAAAAACATTGTGAGCCATAAATTTATATTTTTTATCTTCAAAATATTTGTAAATATCATTTTGATATTGTTCATAAAAATACTCTAATTCTCCAAGAGTATCCACTCGTTCTGGATAATAATTTCCATATTTATGCCACTTTATATAACTTATTTTATATTTAGGATTATACCACTCTAAAATTCTCGTTACCCAAGCATCTTTATCTCTCAAAGTCAAAACAAATTTACTATTCGGAAACTTTTCATCTAACTCTTTAAAACCAAACCAACAAGTATTTGAATCTGCAAAAGAATTATACTCATTTAATAAATCAGGATCTAATGGTCTTCCACCATTATGACATGCATTAAATCCTAACTCTTTTGACGCTACTACAAAAGATTTAGTTCCTGTTTTTGAAATTCCTAAACAAAATAACTTATTTATCATATTTGACGCTGTACTTATTTAATATATCTAAAAGACGGTCATCTACAACCTTAACGCCCAATTGATTACTCCCTTCGACCATAAAATTCCAATCCTTTTCTTTATCAGGTGAAAAGTGAACTACATTTATAGGTTTTGTTGCACCATCATATCTTTCATTAAAACCAGTCATACCCATATTATACCGAGTATTTAAAACTGAAACTCTCCAATTATAAGTTGGATTAAGTTTAAGATGATTTCTTATCACAACCTCATCATCATGAGTTTGTAAAACCTTTCTCTTCATCATATCAACTAAATATTCAAACATATCTTTAGATGTAATTTTCAAATAAATAACACCACATTGACAGGAATGACCATCTCCACCTGGATATACACACGTTCCCCAATCACCACTAAAATTTGGAAACTTAAATTCTTTTAATTGAAATGCATCTAAATCATGATACCAAAAATTTTTATTCAATATTTCTTTATTTAATAATTCTAAAGCCGCATATTGTTTATGATAAAATTGAGAATAATCACAGATATCTTCAACTATATGCATACTAACTCCCATATATTCAAATTCAAAATTAGTAGCTATTATAATATCTTCTGGTTTCCAACCCAAATCTAAACTATTATGTATCTGACATTTAATCAAATTATAAGTTTTTTCCATCTTACTATAATCTGTATCACCTTCTCTTAATTCTATACCAGACTCACCATACTCTGTTTTTACAAAAACCATAAAATTTAAAAAACTATCTTCTACAGTTCCTTCAGATTCTAAATTTGTTATTCCAGGTGTCCTTAATTGATATCTCATTTATAATTCCATATAAAGTTTATTTTGTTTTTCTTGTTTCTCAATTGTTTTTGGATGATACAAGGATAACTCTTCAACTGGTGGTAAATGTGCATATGTTGTAGCACCAGTTATAACTTCGTGTACTGGTTTTATCCACCTTATCTTATCATCTCTTTTAAAAACTCGAGCTTGATAATCAGGATAATTTATCCAACCTTTATCTGTTATTCTCCAACCCCATTTAGCACAATGTTCATCAGTAATACCTTTAACAGTATTTACTCTTGGAATCCAAATTAATTCTACGTCATTCATTTCTATAATTGAATGAATTTGTTCTATTAAACTTTGATGTGGATATTCATCTGCATCCAAATGAAAAATAAAATCTCCTGTAGCATTTTCTATTGCATAATTCTTATGTTCTCCAAAATGTTTATTTAACTCATGAGTATACCACGATTGAATAGAACCAACTTCAAATAACTTATCTAAGTATTCAACTAATTCTTTATCTGAATTATCATCTACAACAATAATTTCATCTTGTGATTGTTTATATTTTAATAATATTGGAATTAACTTTTGAAGTTCTTCAAATTCATTGTGAGCTGTAACCGTATAACTTATTTTCATTTATATCTCTATTCTCTTTCTCCCGTGGGAGTTATGTTTCCAAGTACTTGTCTTTTAACACTTTCTGGAAGTGGTAATGATTCATAAAATACTGCACTCTTACGAGCAATTTCCCAATCATATGTCCTATAAACTGGTTCTTTACCTAAAAGATATCGTATTCTTCTATAAACATTTCGTTTAGTACCCCCCCAAAACAAATCAGATTTTTTCATTTCAATTCTATATATATCTTTTTTTACATCTATTGGTACTATACTTCCTAACTTATTAAATATTTGTGTTACTACCTTGGCCGCTTCCTTAATTGTACGAACTCTTTGCTCTGCTAATTTTAAACCAATTAGTGTGAAATGTCTTTCACCCTCTACTGTAATATACCACTTAGGATTTAAAACTAAAATAGTTTGAAGTCTTGTTTTACCTGTTTTTTTACTTTTATAGTTAAATGTAATAATATCTCCAGGTTGTATTCTACTCCAAGAAGTCCCTATTCTTGCCATTATAAACCCAACTGATTTCTGATATCTTTTGTTATTCCCATATCCTGACACGCCTCCAAAAATTCATATTGTCCATATACTTTTGCATTTTCAACATCAAGTCTTCTATCATAATTATCATATTTATAACGTTCTTCTTCTGGAATTTCAATAACAGTAGCATATCTCCAACTCCAAATTTCAGGTGTACCTTCTGGAAAAATTATACCACGCGTTCCCATATTAATTACTGAAGGAAACCATATAATATCGCGTTTCTTATCTTTAATTTTTAAATCTTGTACAAGTTTAGGTGATTTTTTAAGATTATCAGTTAATTGTAAACTACCTACTTCATAACGAGAATCACTCATAAAACCACAATTAAAACACAAAAAAGAACTATAATCTTCTTGTATTTCCTCAAAACATCTATCAACATCAAAACATACTGGACAATCTATTACACGTTCCACGTTACACCTTTTTTAATTTAGGTAATTTAATTTTTGGAATATTTGCTGAACTTGTTTTCTTTAATTTAGGTAATTTAAGTTCAACTTCTTTTGGAAACTCTGGTACATATTTATCCAATATTTTACCAAATTCTTTTGTCATAGCATCCAATGAAAATCTTGACTTATTCACAATTGCTAATTTTTTAGCTCTCAAAGTAAATTGTTTATAATTCTTGTGAACACTTTTTAAAACCTTAGAGGCGTCATTATAATTTACTGTAAACCATTGTGCTCCTTCAACCCACATTTCTTTTGGAAAAGAATTTCTTGGTACTTGTTGTAAATTACCATTCAATAAAATAGCATTATCTTTAGGTAAAAAATCTACATGGCCGCTCCAATTCGAAGCAATTATTGGTTTACTTGATATTGTTGCTTCAAGTAAAGGTCTACCAAATCCTTCACCATGAGTTATATTAACGTGAACTTTTACTTTAGGATGATGATATAACTCATTCATCTCTTCATCAGTAAAATCTCCGTGTAATAAATAAATATTAGGTAAATTCCCTTTAACCTGGTCTTTTATACTTTCAATCTTTTTTAACATATCTTCTCTATCTAATATAGAAAATGTTGCTCCACTTGTTTTTAAAATTAATGCTGGTTGTTTTTTCATATTTTTAAAAGTTTCACAAAAAACTTTAATTAACATTCCAGTATCTTTTCTGTCTTCACCCATATTTCCTTGTAACCAATGACCAACATATAAAAAACAAAAATTTTCATCAATATTTTTAAATTCTTCAACTAACTCTTTTGTAAATTCAGTAGTCTTTTTGAAAATATTTCTATCAACACCTTCAAATAAAACTTCAACTGGTTTTTCATTTTTCAATTCTCCAGTTTTTTGATTAGTCTTTTCATCCACTCTATCAAATGCTACAGAAGACATAATTTGTTTTACAAATTTAGAAGGAACAATATTTAAATCCATTCTATTCATACCCTCAACCCATTGCGGTGGACATACAGTAGTTTCAATTCCTGCTGTAATACCAATATTATATTTACCCATTGGTTGAAACTCATTCGGTATAACTATATGAATATGTAAATCAGGTTGTTTTGGTAAATTGGGGTCTGATAACATTCTGTCAATAATAATTTTATCATTGGGATCTTCAATATTTAATGCATTTTGTGGTGTATTTCCCCAACGAACTGCATAAATTTTTACATCATACTTATCTAATTTCACTAAAGATCTAACTATATCTCTACTGTGTGCACCATAACCACTTCTTGTTGCTATTGGTGCAGTAACTAAACATAATGGTTTATCACTCATTATAACTCCTATGTTTTATACATACTATAACGTTTTTTTGGTTTCCAATTATTAAATCCTACATCCATATGGTCAATAAAATTTTGACACATCATTTTAGCAGTCATCATAGAATCCTTACTTTTTACAAAATTATATCCAACTTCTCCACATTCTCTTCGTTTATCATCACCCACATCATACCACTCTTTAATAAGAACTGCCGCATCATCAAATCTACATCTATCATCAAAAATATATGGTGTTGGAACTGAACCAACACATGACCTATTTGAAGGCCACACTGGTTTTACCCAGTCACCCCAGCCCAAATCTCTATTATCTTTCCATTTTCTATCATCATGTAATGATTTTATTTCTAAATAATCATCTACAGTTAAAAACTTTTCACTACAACCAGATCCATCTGAAGCCCAATTTCTAAATACAAACCCACATTGGTCTTGTAATCCACCTGTAACATTTACAATAATTGGTGTCCCTGTCATTAATGATTCACACGTACCCAACCCAAAACCTTCATTAGACGCTAAATTAATAGTTACATCTGCCATATTGTACAAATAATTCATATCCTTCGGTTCAAATTTTTTATCTGAAAAATAAACCTTATACGGACAAAGAGCGTTTACAAACGCAGGTAAATCAGTCCCATTTTCATCTATTGGTTGAGTATGCATAACTAATGCACATTTATCAGATTTCTCTTTTGATAACGTATCACAAAATGTTTTAAATGCTAAAATTACATCGCCAGGTGATTTTCTTCTAATATTACGACTGTTATATAATAATACAAATTCTACATCATCATCAGTTAATTGTTTTCTAAACGACTGTACATTTTTATACTCATTATCAAAAATACTAATAGGATAAAATACATCTTCATTTATACCATGTGGAATATATGTCACTTGCCAATCTTCAGGCGGATTTTTTGTCCAAACATCCTTCACAATAGCATAACTCTGTTTAGAAATATTCATAATTAAATCACACGACTCATAAAAAAATTCATTATATTTGGGGGCAGGCCAATCATCCCATATATTATAATAAAAAATCGGTATTTCCTGTCGAATTTCATGTTCCATTTCATATAACCATCTCCAAAATCTTGGGTCTGTATAATGAAGAATAGCATCAGGGCTTTCTCTAACTAATACAGCACGAAGTATGTCTGGGTTTCCATAACCATTTATTGGATAAATAGTAAGATTAGCATCTTCTATTCCAGTTTCCTTTCTTATTGAATCATTCATATCAACAACTTTACCGTCTTCTGGATGTTTAATAGCTCCACCAATCTGTGCCCAATCATAATGGTGTAGTGTACCAAGTACAAATTCTTTAGACATAGTTCCAACACCAGATGACATTCTCAAATCATCTGAAAGTAATAAAATCTTTTTCTTAGCCATATAACCTCACTAATCGTTTAATAATTGTTTTGTAGTTTCTTCTTTTTTAACACTTTTTTCTATAACATTCAAACGTTCTTCCATTCTAATCAATATTCTATGTATATCCGTTAGCAACCTTTCAACATTTTTATTATTTAGCATGCTTCCAGTATTCTTCATAATCTACTCCCACTCGGTTTCAAATTCTTCCAACCTTGAATTTGATCTTTAAATGTGTCATCTAACAAATATAAATCCATTGAACGATTTACTAATTTTTGTAGTGTAAATTCATCATCTAAATTACAACTTTTAAATTTTTTGTATAAGTCCCTTAAAACTTTTACTGATGTTAATTTGTATTCCATAATATTAAAACCTCAAATATATACATATATAAATATATATTAATTAATTATTTTAACCATTTTTTTCAAACGTTCGGCATGACTAACTGTATTCATTGTACCCTTTGATTCAACTCCCTCTGGTATAAATGCTACGATCATATCACTATATTCTGCAATTTGTTTATTTCTTTTAAAATAGTTTGTAACATAATATTGTTTATTATACTCAGTAGCTGGTAATTTACAGTGCATATTCCAACTATAATGTGCTGGTGGAAATTCAATATAATCTAAATCAAATTCTAATGCAAATTTCTTTGCATATCCATCAGCCCCATATTGTTGTCCACCACTTATTATTTCTACACAATCAGCATATCCTTGTTTTAATTCAAATATTAAATCCTTTATCTTCTTTTTGTTAGTATACTGTCTGCTACCAACTATCCCAACTTTAATCTTCGTAGTCATTTCTTTTTTGTTTTCGTGGTGATTTATCCGATGTTGTAAATTTTGTAATATCATAAAAATGTTTTAATCCATTCAATATTTTATTTGAATCAATATAATAATATGTAAATCTTTTATGTGAATATTCTTTAGCTGTAACGGGTGTAATATCAAAATAAATAAAATCACCATATTTAACAGTATGGCCTTGCTTAACAACTGTTTTAAATGACAATTTATCTTCCCACCTTATTAAAAATTCTTTTAAATCTTTTCCAGTAAAGTCACCCTCTTCAAACCATAGAAATAATAAAATAGCACAACTTAATTTATTATGAGCTTCATTTATCATATCCATAACAGTTTGTTCTATATCAGTATTAATAAAATCTGTTAATTTTAACCTTAAACTTATTTTAGATAACATTATTTTATACCTTCATCACAATATTCTGTTTGATTAAATTCACACCACCTACAATTTTTCTTAGATGGTTGTTTAGCATAATTATGTTCCATATTATATTCACCACCAATAAAAGATTCATCTATAAAAGATTTTACATTACGTGTAACCTTATTAATACTTGGTTTACCATTAGCTGGAGTAAATGTTTGAACTCTTCTTTGAGGAAAATCTACTTTCTCATATAATTTTCTTTTAACAATAAAATACTCAACTTCAATCTTATCCATTGAAATATTATTTTGTGCACCATAAAATTGTTTATATAATAATACTTGGTCTGTTTTAATTTTATCAGCTTTTTGGTATTTATTCCAACCCATTGTAGAAGTTTTAATATCAATAATTTTATATTTATCTCTTATTTTATCATAAATAACAACATCTATATAACCAATAAATTTAATTCCATCACTTAATTTATATTCAATAGGAACTTCAACACCAACTAATTCATAACCAGTCTTACTAAAATACATTCCCCTTCTTTTTTTAAACCAATCTAATATAATTAATCCATGTTTATAAAATTCTTCCATTTCATATTGTTCACAAATTACCTCACCACCATTAGTTTTCATAATTTTAACATAATTTTCTTTCATTCTATGTAATAACATTTCATCTACTGGAAGAGCATCTGCTGTTTTAATTGTATCATTATACATTACTGTAAGATATGTTTGAAGAACTTCATGCATTGCCGTACCAAATAACGTATGTATATTGCCCGCAAACTCTCTCTTATCATCAATATATAACAATTTCCATCTATGGGGGCATACTGCCCATTGACTATATTGACTATAACTTATATTCTTCATTTACCCCACTTACCATTCTTTACAATTGTTGCCATTATACCATAATTAGATATATCTAAATATGCATCTTCTAATGGTTCATCTACGGCTGATTGTTTATCACCCATCAATAAGGTTTTTAATCTCTGGCATTTGTCATTAATTCTAAACCATAATCCTGTAAGTGATAGTTTGATTTCTTCAGGTGTTTGTAGTTGTGTACCTACTGAAATATTACCTGGCCCATAATCATGTTGTTTATGTAAAAATAACTCATATTGTACTCGTTGAAGTCGTCTAAACTCAGCGGTCATTTGAGGCCATCCAAGTTCCATTTGTTCAACTACTGTCAAGTCAGGGTTATTTTTTGCATACTTTTTAACAGTTTTAGTATCCGTTATAACTTTCATTTAATAATCACCGTGACCTATACTACCTAATACATTTATTCCGAGTTCTTCTATTTTATTTTCCTCAATACCCCACTTAACGCATATTTCTCGTAATTCAAGCATACCACCTTCAGTAAGATATAACATTTCTATCATATCAATAGCTTCTTTTCTACTATATTCTTCTTGATTTCTAATAATATTGATTAACCATTCTGGATGTTCCATTTGGTTTCTCCTTTTCGTGTATTTTAAAAATTGTTTACCTTTTGGTAAAACATTTATATAAAGATTATATAAATCTTTTGATTCTAAATTATATTTCTGAAATTCATTAACTAAATCTATCCATTCCATTTTCATAGATAAAAATCTATGAATCATATAATTAGACCATGTTTTTATATCATCTTCTGTAAGAGTATCCCAATAATCAGGATTCTGAATCGCCGTTACTTGATTCAGATGTTGGAACAGATTTTTCCTCTTTTGGTTCTGTTTTTTTCTTTTTGTAGTCTGTTTCATAAAACCCTTTACCTTTAAATATTACTGTAGATTTTGAAAACTTACGTTTCATTTCTCGATTTAATATAGAAATAACTTTTTCTCCGTCCTTTACTTCTTTTACACACTCAGTACAAGTTGGAGCGTCCTCACCCATTTTCTGTAATAATTCTATTTCATTACCACAGCCAGGACAATAATACTCATAAATCGGCACGGAATAAACTATCCTTTTCAGATTCTTCTTCTACACCAGAACCTTGTAACATTGTTTTAGGAACTCTTCCACAATTTCCACAACTATAAACATCAATTGGTACTAATGTTTCTTGACCTGTTGGAGATACTATAGCCGATAATCTCTTTATAATTGTAGAAGTAATAAATAAATAATTTCCACAATATTCACATTTCATTGTTTCTGCTTGAGCTAAATCTACTTTAACTTCTGCTTTTGGTAATGGTTTTCTTGGTTTCATAGTCATTTTATAACTCCTAAATTATTTCATCCACTAATCCATATTTCAAACACGTTTTTGCATCCCACAATAAATCATGTTTTAATATTTCATCTATTTTTTTCATTGGAACTTTTGTATATTCTTTATAAACATTTTTAATAGTTTCCATCATTAAATCTAAATTCTTTTTCTCATCTTCTATTTCAGAATATTTTCCCCACAATGTTGAAGATAACTGATGAATCATCATATAAGAATTTCTACTAATAAATCTTTTATTACCAACAACTGATAAAAACGTTGCGGCACTTGCACAAAACCCATCTACATAAGTATAAACTGGAACTTTACACCTCAGTATAGTATCCATAGATGAAATACCTGCAGTAATTGAACCACCACCTGAATTTATAAATACTTTAATTGTTGGGTACTCAATATCTAAAGTATTAGCAAGATTTAAACTTTTAGACTCTATCTCACCTATTTTTTTATTTAACTCTACTACACTATTTCTTGATACACCAGAATAAAAATAAATTTTATTCTCATGAACTGAAATGTGTTTATCTTCATTTGGTTTTTGAGATCCTTTTTTTAATATTTTTTTATCTTCACCCCAATATTTTTCTTCCACTATTTCACAACTCCTAACAATTCTATTATCATAGCCATAGCATTGATTTCTTTATCAACTACTTGACTATCACTTAATTCATATTTAGCAATTACCAAAATACATTCAGCAATATGACCTTTTCCATAACCATCTACTTCATCATACAACAATCTAAATAAATCAGCAAAATCTGTAATTTGAGAATCAGCTACTAATTGTCTTATAGTTTTAAATGCATTTCTTTTATCTTGTGTTTTGAGTATTTCTAATAATTTTAGTTTATAATCATTTTGAATAACACTTCCTTTATCCAAAGTTAAAATACTATTAACAACATTTCTTTGAGCTGTATTAATAATTCTACGAATATCTGGATATCCTGAATTTATTAATATTTTTAACTCTTCTAATTCAAAATTAACTTCCTCTTCTTCTAAAATTTGATTTAGTCTTTGAGCTACTTCTGTTTTAGATGGTGGTACTATTTGAAAAGATTGACACCTACTTTGTATTGGGTCAATAATTCTTTCTACATAATTACAAGTCAATATAAATCTACAATGTTTACTAAACGTTTCCATAAGATTTCTTAAAGCGGCTTGAGCATTTGGTGTAATATAATCGCACTCATCAAGAATAATTATTTTAAAATCTTTAAAACCAATTGTAGATGCAAAATTCTTAACCTTTGTCCTAACAGTTTCTACATTATTCTCATCACTTGCATTAATATAGATATAATCACATTCAATATTTTTAACAAGAATTTTAGCGAGAGTGGTCTTACCTGTACCAGCCTTTCCGTATAGTAAAAGATGTGGCAAGTCTCCACTCTCAAGGTAAACCTTGACCTTACTTTTGAGATGATCATTCCCAATATAAGTATCAAGTGTTTCTGGCCGATATTTTTCAACCCATAATGTATTATTTTTCATAAATTAAAACCAAGTGTGTTTTTTTGTAACTATTTTTCTTTTAATTGTTGTTGGTTTGATTATCAAATCAATATCTTTAACCATACTTTCAACCGTATCTTTTATATTCTCAGGAACAGAATAATTTACATATGGGCTATTAATATTATCTTCAATTCCTATCTCTAATAAATATCGTCTAATATATTGCCATACAGAATTTAATTGTATATTTGGTTGAATTTGTTTAGCAATATCATGTTTATAATTTATACCATTTAAAATACAATATAACCAATTTAATGCATCTTTTGGAATATGTTTTCTTGGTTTACTCATTATATTTTTCATAGAATTTACTAAATTATTTTCAAATATTAAATTATAATCAGTAAGTTTCCATTCAAAATTTTTAACAGTATCTATCTTTCTTAATAAACTCTGAAATTCTTCTTTTGTTTTAAAATAAAACGGATAATTATCACCAACAACTTTTCTTAATGATGGGTGATCATAAATTAAAACAGGTTTATTTAATGATAATCCATCTTGAACTGATAAGTTCCACGTAGCGTATTTATCAACAAACGAAACACTACATAATGAATTTTCTAAAAGATATCTATATTCTCCCCTATCTAACTTAGACGCTACATATTCTTTTGGAGCTTTATAATCAGTACACCATATTTTATACTCATCCATACCTTCCATGTATTCTAAAAGTCTATTCACCCCTGTAGATTTTACCCACCTATGATTAAAAACAATAACTTTATCATAATTCATATCTATTGTTTTAGACTTGGGAAGTTCATCTGATGAAAGTGGAAAAAACATAGATTTATCTCTAACATAATCAATATTAAGTTTAGTAGCTTGTTTATTTTTAAAATTTCTCATTAACCAATCCGATGCAATATCTGTATGGAAAAACGCATGATCAGACATACTAATAGCTTCTAATTGTCTCATATACGCTGGTGGAATGGCTGATGACGCTCTGCTTTGTGGACAATCAACCCAATGAAAAAATAAATATCTATTCATATTTTGACCATATCGTTTATCATTAAATGAAACTAAAATATTAAATAACATTTCTGGTTGATGACAAAAAACAAAATCAAAATCCATATATCTAAAATCAAATAACCTTCGAAAAGTTACACCATCAAAATAAGATCTGTTAGCAAGTAAATCTCTTGAATATGGATACTTTAAAAAAGTAACATTATCTCTAACATCAGGTATTCTATGTTTTGTTGGTACAACTACATAATGATGACATTTAGGTAAAAATGAAATTGTTTTTTCAACAGCTTTATAGTTTGAATCAAACTCATGTTGAAATACTCCTGATGTATCAAATCTAACAGGAGACAAATAATGTAAAATTCTTAAACCACGTAAAAAATCATACATTTTAATCTACATCTTGTACCGCTACAAGATAATATGTAGCATCATAATCATCTATTTTGAAATTAATTCTTGCCAAACCATCATTACTAACTTCGAGAGTAGCACTTTCACATTCCTTATTCGCTGTAAGAATATCTTTGAAATAATTAGCATTAAATGAAATCAAATTCATTGATTGATATTCATCTACATTAACTGGAATTATAACTCTATTTGTATTAATAGAGGCATAACCAATAACAACTTTAACATTATTATTATCAGTAATAACAGTAAATGTATCTGTTTCAGGTAAAGCACTTTTTCCAGAAATAAACTTTTGAATAAATTGAGTAGTAACATCAACTTTTAATCCAAAAGTTTGTGGAAGGTTTTGTGGATTTGGCGGTTTATTAATTACAGTAGTATCTGATAACATAAAATTAACAGAAGATGCTGAATCTGTTAGCTTAAATGAATGAGCTTTATCTCCAGCTTTAGCAACTACCATTGTTATATCATTGTCAAGAACTGACAACAATTTAAGAAGTTGATCTGTATTATATACCCCAAATTCTCCATTTTCAAAATTCCAATTTTTCATTGATAAAATTCCAAGTAATGATTTATCACCTGTTGTAAATCTTGTATGTAATACATTATCTTTAGATTCTAAAATTACTGCATTAACTGTTCCACCAAGATTATATTTATCAATAAATTTTACGAATTTTTGTTTATCCATAACTTATTCTCCTATTATTATAACCATATATACATATATATTAGTTAACTTTTCCAAATTAAAAAAATCTTTCTATTGTTTTAGATTTATCAGTTGGTTCAGACCAACTCATACTATCATATAACATCATAATTTTTTTATGTAAAGCGTGTTTATAAATTTTTTCTGGATTTATATATGTTTTTATAAATTTTATTATTTGTGGAGCATCATCATAACCCTTAAACGCCATAACCTGTAATCCAAATTCATTTTGTTTTAAATAAACCCATTTTATTTTCTCATTATTAACTATTGATTGATATTTTTTATCTAACTTATAATATTTTAATAAATCATTATGTACAATAGAGGCTTTAACATGAATAGGTGTTCCTTTTTTATAACCCCTAAACAAATTATCAGATTCTATTTGATATTTATTTAATCCTTTAACCCCTGTAGGAATTGCTATTTTTTCAAAAGGTACAAGTTTCATACTATCTTTAAAATTAACTATAAATTTATCTAAGTTATCTTTTGGAACATCCATCAAAATATCTTCAAGTAATTTTGATAACATTTCTTTCATAGCTATAGGAAAACTTGACCGAACTGTATCTAATCCTTTAATCATCATCTTATTAACTTTTTTACCATTATCGTTAATAATTTTTAATCCATATCTTTTCTTTGTAACAAATAATCCACTTTTTGCAATAACTTCTTGTTTAATTTCAAACCTATGTTTATCTAAATTACAAAATTTCTTAGCAAAATAATCATATCCCTTATTCAAATATTCTTGAACTTCAGATGCTATTTCTAAAATCACTTTAGACATTTTTTCTTCATTTTTAGTGTTCAAATCAGGATATCTATTTTTTACAAGTGGTAAAGCAGAATAAAAAACTGAATCAGTATCAATATAAATACAATAATTTTCATTATCATTTAATTCTTTATTATAATAATAATTAACAACCTTCTTAGTAAATTTAATGAGAGATTGACCTGTAGTTGTAACTGCTTCAGCGTTGTCAACATCATAAAACCTAAATACAGGTAATCCTAAGACACCATATAATGAATTTAAAACAACCTTTTGAAGATATTGTCTTCTATCAAAATAATCTGATTTTTCTTTATCACCTTCCTCATGAAACTTTTTAGATAATTTCCTATATTCAACTCGTTCATCAAACCATTTTTTTAATAACGCAGGTAACAATCCATCTTTATCTGAACGATACATAACACCATTAGTTGATACTGAAACTTTTTCATTATCAAGAAAACTTTTTAATTCTACCTCTGTAAACTTTCCTATTTCCTTTTCCCCGTGTAATATTGTATAAGTTTTTTTATTACCTATTTGTAAAAATTCCTCAGGATTCCATCCTTTAATCTTACCAATCTTTGTTTCTGGTGAAATATTCAATGACATAATACAAGATGGATACATAGATGTAATATCTAAATCATATACCCAATCATGTTTACCTTTAATTGGGTCTTGTACATACGCACCAATAAATTTATCATCTTTATTAAAATCTTTTGGTCTTGGTGCTTTATTTGGTGCTACAATATTATTTTTTTTCAAGTACACCAAAATCGCACCTTCAAGATAATGAGATGACATATAAACAGATTCATAAGGTGTATGACCAAGATGTGCTAAACCACGAGCAATTTCTATAAAATCTAATTTATCATCAAGTTTTTTAACAAGTTTTACATCTTGTAAATTATACTCTACAAATGTTTTTAAATCATTCTCATATAACTCATTCAATGTACCTTCATATTCAATCTTTTTATCACCAACTTCTAACTCTCCAATCACATCTAATCTATATGAAGATTTTTGACTAAATGTAAATCTTTTATATAAACTAAGATAATCAAGAATACTAACTCCTGCTATAATATATCTTTTTTTAAAATTACTCCACCTAACTATGTGTATTGGTGATAATAAATTTGCAACATCTTGACCAAGAATTTGTTGAGCTCTATTATAAAGATATGGTATATCAAAAAATTCTATATTCCAACCTGTTAAAATAGTAGGTTGTATTTCCCTATACTTAACATAAAATCTATTTAAAAGTTCATATTCAGTTAAAAAAGTTTCTATCGTTACATTCTCTCCAAAATCTTCATTTAAAACTGACTTTTCGTCAAGAACTAAACAAAAATATTCATCAGTAAGTGGATCATTGAACGCTATAGAAGTTATCTTATTATTAGCTATTTCAACATCTGGAAATCCATCAGTAACTTCAACTTCAATATCAATTATCATAACTTTATGTCCAACAGATGGTTCATCAGATTCAGTATATTTATCAACTAAAACTCTTATTTCTGGATTAACATCAGATTCAAATAAATTAGGTTGGTCTTTATCCCATTTTGTTATTTTGGTTAATTTATCACCATATAAAGAAACATAATTACCAGTTCTATTTTTAGTATATGCATACTTCTTATAACGAAAAGTTTGTTGTCCAAACTTATCATCCCAAATATGCATTTTATTTTTTCTTCTATCGTAGAAGATATTCTGGTACATTTAAATTATAAAACCTCAATTTATGTTATATGAATATACGAATAAAAACCTATACAAGTCAAGTACTTTTTTAGTTATTCTCCAGGTAATTCACACATATCATTATTACAAAATTTGTCAACTTCTGCTTCTTCACCTTCAATACCAACAAAACTTAAATAACCAAGTTTCTCAACTTCAAAATGATATGTTTTTTCATCTATTGCTTCATAGGGCATTTGTTTGTACGCACCACCATTTTTTCTTGGTAATAGTGATATACCTTTTAATCTATACTGAAAATAATTTAAAGCGTGTGGTAATTCATCTGCTTCTGTTTCTGGATTGAAAGTTGCTGTACAACTAACTTGATTATCTGCCCAATGTCGTTGTAAGAATGCGGCTAAACTAAACTGTTCCCAAATAGATAGTTCAGCCGCTGTTCTTATTCCTTCCCCTGCATCAATCGGTACATCTACTACCATTGTAGTATCTTCTGAACCGAATGCTGGTTCTATTGTATATCCAGCTCTTTTTAATGGTTCTATTAATTCAGATTGGTTTGATAATCTCATTCTACGAATATAAAAACGACTTTCTGGATAATGCATTCCAGGAGTAACACCAACTAATAAAGAAACTGTACCACTTGGTTTAACTGAAGTAGTTTTAATTGAACGTGGTACTGCTAACCAATCTGAATACATCTTATCCCACTCTTGTATAATTTCAAATCCTTCTTCTAACCATTTTCTTAATTCTTCCATTCCCTGTTTTGTAATAAACTGTGCAACACCACTTACTGAACAACCAATTCTTCTATTTCTTAACATAACTCTATTAGTATCTGGCCAATGTGTTTTACCAAGTGTTACAGTTTTCGCATACAAATAAGCATATTTTAGTGTTCTTAAATAATCTTTTAATGTATCATGATTTGTTGGAAATGTTTCCACTAAACAACACAACTCATATGATTCAAGTGTTTGTTCTAAACAAGGATTACCACCTGCCGCTCTGTGATCTTTATTATCTCTACCATTTTTTAATCTACTATAACCTCTCATATTTTCTAACCACGCAAATCCAGGTTCTCCATTGTCTGTAATTCTTTTACACACATCGGTATAATCCATACCAAGTTCTGCATATATTGAATTATTAGAAGTCCAACCATATTGTTCTCTATGTTTATTTACTTTGTAATTTTTTAAATCTAAATATTCTTCATCGTATGGATCTCCAAAAACAATTTCAGCAGTCCTTCTTACGTTACCAGCAACTACACATTTACCCACAAGATTCATTATATCAACAATTGTAGTAGTTGTAATTGGTTCGTCTATATTCTTATCTAATACTTTTCTAATTTCCTGATGAACTTCTTTTAATGGTTTATGTCCACTCGATACTCCACCAAAACCTTTGATTGGTTCTCCTTCACCTCTAATTATATCATAATTAAAATAAACAACACTTGTTCCATGAAAATATGAGTCTAAAAGTAATTTTAATGATTCTACCCAACCTTCTCTTGTATCAGGTATTTCAAATTGTTCACTCTTTCTATTTTTATTAGGAGATTTAACCATTATTTCTCCTGTACCTTTTACATCAAAACCAACACCAACACCTAACATACTTGCATCCATAAGGAAACAGAATGGTTTTGAATAATCTTCTTTAAGTGTGGAAGTAGATACGAATGCACAATTGTTAAGAGCTGCATATAATCCCTTTTCTTCTGTAATAGCTGTCCCCATAGCCCACAATCCACGACCAGGCGGTAAAAACTTCATATTGAACATTCGATCATACATTTCTTGAGCTGAAGCTTGAGCTTGCCAGGGATTCCAACCAAGACTGTGCGAATCAATCCAACGCTTTTGCATTGAATAAGTACCTTCTACAACCCTTTGTACAGTTTCCCACCATCTTTCATTTTTTCCATTTTCTTTAATTCTTGAATAGGTTCTCATATAAACTAATTCACCTAAACCATTAAAACCAAATGGTGGTTTTTTTCTTTTATATTTATTCACAAAATTATTCGACAATGTAAACTTTTCAGACAACTTAAAATTTCTCCTTTTATTATATACGTTTTCTAATAACCAATAAACGTAACCACAATATTAAATATAATATATATTAAATCCTATTACTCAAACCCCTCTACTTTCTTACCCATATCTTTATATTTATTAGCTAATTCTTTTCTTAAAAATTCTTCTTTATTATCCATCTTACCCTGTACTATTTTTCCAGATCTTGAACTACTTTCGTGTATTTTTACAAGTCCAATATTAGTATTTATTGTAGAAGGATAAGTAATACCATCAATGCCAAATCTATTTTTTATCACATGAAACCTACCTGTGTTAGCTATTTTATCTTCAACTTTTCTACTCATACTCATTACAAAATCAGCTGTCATAACTTTACTATAATCTTCCGCAATTTTATCAGCACCAATCACATCTTCTTCCAACGCTGACCGATTTGCTTGTGAGGCTGTCCAAATAGGAATTTCTAATTCTCCAGCTACAGATCTCAAATCTTCATATATCGTACCAAGTGCGTGTCTCTTCTCTCTAAAATGTCCAAGTGGTAATAATATATCAGCATAATCAACAATAACTAAATCAGGTTTAACACCGCTTAATTCAATTTGTTTTAAATGTGCACTAATTGTTTGAACTGATGCTGATTTTGTTGGAAAATATTTTATTAATAATTTCCCTTTTAAATTTCTAATTTTTTTCTCAACTTCTTCTCTATAATATCTAATATTCGCTGTTGTAACTCCACAAAAAATAGAATCATATCTTAAACCAACATAATTCTCATTTAATTCTAATGAATAATGCACAACTGTTTTACCATTTTTAATAACACCAGAACCTAACGCTTGAAGTGTCCAAGATTTACCAATACCCGCTGGTGCTACAATAACACCAAGTTCCCCCTTACCTAAACCACCATCCATAATTTCATTTACAACATCCCACGGCGTTTCAATTGTATCTCTACTTGACTTTGTTAATCTAACTTCAAGTGATTCAATATAATCTTGACCGAGATCTCTTGATGCTCCTGCATTCATAGCAGTATCAATAATTTTCTTAATAGAATCATAATCTTTATTTTCTAATAAATCAACAGATTCTATAATAGCATTTTTTAACGCTTGATTTTTACAAAAATCCAAAGTTTGTTCTTGAACAAATTCTAAATCTGTAGCTTCATTGTGTTTCCAAACTTCTCTCAATTTATCTACTACTGAAACTTTCAAAACATCATTATCAAGTTCTCCAATCATAACTTTTAAAACTTCTAACGTTGGTTGTTTTTTATATTTATAATAATATTGTATTATAGTATTAACTAACCACTTATTCGCATCACTATCGAACATTGGTGGTGTTAAAATATCACTAATAGTCTGTATAAATTCTGTATTATTTAATAATAATGCTAAAATTTTAGACTGAAATGATGTTCCGTATTTTGTTAATGTTTCACTCATTATAAAAACTTCTCAATTCCAAAAACCTTAATTTTCTCTGATGGATAATCTAATTCACCTTCTTTTCTAAATACCAAAATATATTCGTGTATTTTACTTGTATATCTTTTAGATGCAACCTTACCAATTTGCATACTTGCAAATGGACTTTTGTTTTTTATAACTATTAAATCGTGAAAGTTAAAACCAACTTTTTTAAACAATCTAATACAATCCGAATGAAATGGCCTGAATTCTATACCATCTCTCCAATCTGCACATACCCAAGTTAAAAATCCACCTGATTTTAAAACTCTTTTTATATTTACCGCACATATTTCTATCATTCCCAAAAATGTTTCATAATCATTTATATCTGATAGTTGATTTTCTACAGATTCATATTTTTCTAATTGATGATATGGTGGACAAGTCATAACTAAATCTGCGAAATTATTTGGTGTTTGTCTCATATAACAACCATCATCCAAATAAATTGTAGCGTCTAAGTTATGTTTTGTCAAATGTTGATTAACTCTTTTAACTGTATTTGGTGCTATATCATATCCATAATATTTTCTACCAAGTTTTGAACTCACAAACGCTCTTGTTAATCTACCAGCAAACGGGTCAACAACTACACTATCCACTACAGACCAATATGACAAAATATCTTCAGTCAATCCTGCATGAAATTCACTAAAACCAAGACCACTTAAATATTTTGCATCATCACTTCTTCTTTGTTCTTTTATACCATCATTTAAATATGCATTCTTCCATTGTTTTTTACTTTGTCTTTCTGGTTCAATAATAGAAACTGGTAACCAACCAAATTGATCTACAACTTTTTCATTATCATCTAATGGTAATATTTTTTTATACATCTTCATTTGTTTTTTCAGCGTATTGGTTTAATTGATTAAAATTAGTAAGTAACCAACTATTAACATTTGGTAATGCACTATATAACTTATCTTCTAAAAACATTGTTTGAAATTTATATTTTATTAATCTATTAATCGGTTCATTAACTTTTTCTATTATCTTTGTTTTTGTAGAACCAGAAATATCTACGTCTGATAATTGCATCAAATTATAATTTCGTTCTATTATTTCTTTAGATTCTGGTAATTCTGTAATAACTTCATCTATCTCAACTATACGATTCTCACTCAAAAACGGTAATTTTTTTTGTATAGTTTTCAATCCTAATCCTTTTACACCAGGAATATTATCTGACTTATCTCCATCTAATACTCTATACCATATAAGGTTATGAGATGATATACCATACTCATCTAACACAGTATCTTCATCATACATTTTCTTTTTAGTTGGACTCCATACTTTTATTCTACTGTTTGCCAACTGAAGAAAATCTTTATCAGTAGACATAACTGTTAACTCTGATTCAGTAAGAACTTGTCTACAAATATAACCAATCGTATCATCTGCTTCAATGTTATCATAAGATAAAACAGTTACAGGAAGTGCTTCTAAATATTCAACCACTCTCTGTAACTGCATTATCATATTTTGTTTCTCATCTTCTTGAGATGCGAAATCATATGCTCGATTTACTCTATATTTTGTTTTTCTTTTTTGTTTATACTCAGGATATATTTTACGGCGACGTACAGACCCACCTTTACCATCAAATACAATAATACATCGAGTGGGTCTGATCATTTTAATAGTATAACCAATACTTCTTAGAAAACCAACTATTCCACCAACGTGAATACCATCATCATTAGTAGTTGGTATAACACTAAATACCCTTATAAAAGTATTCAGACCATCTATTATAAGTACTTTATCATTAGGTTCACCACTATCTATTTTACCGCCTTTAGATTTTATCTCTTCTAAAATAGAGAGATATTTTCTATTCATTATCTAAAATTTCTGTTACTGTTACATCATCTATACCAAAATTTTTATCATATTGTAAAATACTTTTCCCACATATTAATTTATAACAATGTTCTTTAAATTTCTCATCTTCTAATTGTTTTGACCAATCTTTAGATTGAAATTTTAATTCTTTTCCTTCATGATTTTCCATAGTGTACCAAGCACCACCTTGTTTCACCAAATTATGGTCTTTTAAAACAGTTAACCAACTACCATTGTTATCAATACCTGTTTCAAAATATAACTCAAAATCAGCATGTCTCATTGGAGGCCCAAGTCTATTCTTAACAACTTGAGCTCTCATTTTCATACCAATAGTATTCTTTTTAGTATCTTTAACTTGACCAAGATTTTTCAATCTAATACGTGTAGATGCATGAAAGGGTAATGCTTTACCACCACTTGTTGTCCACGGGTCTCCAAACATTACACCAAGTTTCTGTCTAAGTTGATTAGTAAAAACAAGAGCTATCTTTTGTCTACCAATCATTTGAGTAATTTTTCTCATAGCTTTTGATATAATAATTGCTTTTGCTGTAGCCCAACCATCTTTATCAAAATCTGCTTCTAACTCTACCTTTGTAGTAGCTCCAGCAAGAGAATCTACTAAAATAGTTACTAATCTATCTTTATCTGATTCACGAACTTTTACAACAATCTCTTCAATTGCTTCAAATACCGCTTCAACTGTTTCTAAATGTAAATATAACATACTTTCCACATCAATACCTATTGCACCAAGAAACTCAGTACTAACAGAAGTTTCTGTATCTATATAAACAGCTACTCCACCTTTACGTTGAGTTTCTGCTAATATATGAGCACCAAGTAGTGATTTACCACTTGATTCTAAACCATTTATTTCTGTTATTCTACCAACTGCAATTCCACCATTAGGTTTATTAGCAATTGCTAAATCTAACATTGTTGAGCCTGTTGAAACAAACTCCTTTATATCTGTGGGTGTTATATCCGTTCCATCCAAAAAATAAGCAACTTTCATATCTTTGAATTGTTTATTTAAGGTTTCAGCTAATACACCCGCCAATTCATCTCGTGTTGACATATGTTTTCTCCGATTAAATTATAACTTAGGGGAGTGTCCGGTAACCTTGACTAAGCGGTTTTATCCTAGCCTTCAACTCCCCCATTTTTTAGTTTACTTATTAAATAAGTCGTCAAATGCATCAGCTGTTTTCTTAGCATCAAAATTTGATGTTTCAGGTAAAGAAGTTGATTCTTTAGTAGCTGATTCTTCATCAGTAGAACCACCTTTTAGATACCCATTTAATGCATCCGTAAGTTCTTCATAAGTCATTTCATTATAAACCTCACGAATATCTTTTTGAGTTTCCTTTATGGTTTCTAAAACAGCCGCGTCTTCGGTAACTACGGTCTGATTTGGCTTGACTCTAATAGATGTTGATGGAAAAGATTTTCCAGTTTCTTCTGCTGTTTTAAATTCAACTACAACATCACGACCACTCGTTGGATCAGTAATATCTCCATAATCAGGGTCTGCTATAATACTAAGTAATTCCTGATAAACAGTTTTTCCGAATCCCCAAAATCTCACCCCTTGATTCTCTTCACCACGAACTACTACTGGTGTAAAAGTTCTCATTTTAGCTTCAATCTTTCTACCAAGACGATAATCATCCTTTGAACCAGTTGATTTGAGTTTCTGTGCAAACTCTTCAATTGGGTCTGGACGACCAAATGACTGTGGTGAAAGATAAGACTTTCCACCTATATCATAGTGAAAATATAATTCGATAAAAGGATTTTCCTTGTTATGTTTATAAGGTACTATCCGAATTACCTGTTGACCAGGTTGCGGTTTCCAAAGATTGGATGTGCGATTGTTTGTTGTTTTAAGTTGATTAAGACGTTTTTTTATTGCATTTAAGTCCATTATTCAATCTCCTATTTTTATTATTCATTTTTTAATTTTTAATCAAGTATAACCTTGATTCATATATAAGTATAATCGAACCCTCGAAAATACAATTTTATTTTTTATCTTTATCCCAAGTTTTTACATCTACTATGGTATAAATTCTGGTTGGTATTTTAGTGAAACCATTTTCATTTGTTAACAATAAACAATTTTTATAATTTTCCCAGGGTATCGGAAATGTTTTATCTAACTTACCATCATTTAATTCTCTGATAACATCGTTTAGTGCATTAATCGTATAAAGGGTATTTGTATTCTTTTTTCTATGTAATGAAATTGTATCTGGAATACCTTCAATATAATCTTCATCATATTCTACATTATAAGTACAAATTAATTGATGTTGATCAAGTTCATTCTGAAATACATATACCTTATCAAATACAATATCATTACATTCAATTATTATATTAACTGTTTCATAAAATTTATTTCGTTTAGTGAATGTACAAAGTAATTGTGTTCTCATTATTGTTTATCCTTAATAAGTTGTTGAAACTCGTTTGTCCATTTATAAACTGTTTGTAATTTACCTAAAGGCCCATCTTTAGTTCTATTTCTTTTTTCCATAATTGGAACTCTTTCTTCACCAACCATCACATAAACTATACCTGTAGAACCTGTAACTCTATCACCTTTAGATATTTGTTTTTCAGTTTTATCAACTTGTAATTTTTTCAAAAATTCTTCTTTTGAATTAACTCCTAATGCCTTTTTCAATACATTTCCATCCAATACAACACCAGCGTGATTTGTTTCAAACATACCTCTATATTTATGAACACCTTGTTCACCTGATATTGCTCCCATATGTCCTTGTTTCCAAATATTATTACCCTCAATATGTGTTCCTAAACCAACACCATCAACATCTATTTGGTCAAGTTCCTCTATTTGTTTATCAAGTAAATCAATTGATTCTTTTCTAATATCTTCAATAGAATTATCTACGTTTGGGCCACCTTTATGTTTATTTAAATCCGATATTACTCTTTGAACATTTTTAGGTGGATTCTCTACTTTAGTAGAATATAATAAGAAAGCTTTTGCCTGTTGTTCCTCTGTTGGTTCACTTTCACCATCCCAGCCAACCTCTTTAAGATATTCACCAGAATTATGTTTTTGTCCTTCTATTTTTTGTCCATTTTCATCAAATCTATCTGTTGACCAATTTGTATTTTTCTTAAACTTTTTAATTACACCCTTCTCACCATCCCAATATTTTTGATTTCCAGCACCTATTGATTTCATAAAATCAATATCATCGGATTCAAAGTTATCATTAACATATTTTGCAGGTTCACTTGTAACACTTCTTAGTTTAGTTTCTATTTCTTCTAAACTATCAGAATAATTTCTTCTCTCACCTGCAACCGCTTCCGACTCTTCTTGTGTTATTTTTCCACTATCTGCTAAAGATAAAATAGCATCATCTGTTTGTGTAGATTCTGCTTTTGTAGAAGATTGTGCAATTATAGCTGATGTTGAATCTTTATCAGATGTAAATAATATTGTAGCTTCACCAGTATCTTTATTTTTTATAATTGTTGCCGTATCTGATGGATTATCTCCGCCACCACCAGCTCTAATTAGTTCTACTATCTCATCCTTTGGTATTTCATTACCATCTAAATCAACTACTTTTGATGCAGATTTTATATCTTCTTCTTGTTTCTTTAAACCAACCTTATCACCAAAATATTCTGTAGTTTCTGAATTCTTCCATCCTAAATCTTTAGATGCATCTACTGACCTCTGATGTTTTCTCTTACCACTTCTTACTGCTATCAATGTTTTACTATATAACTCTCTTTGTTCTTTTGGTAAATCTTCAGGTAATTCTTTTGTTGATAACTTACCAGCCATTTTCACACTCGAATTATCTTTTGCTAATTTAGAATCACCATATTTATCCAAAATACTTTTTACTAATTCTTCTTCTGATGCATCAGGATTATCACGAAGTAAATCTGCAACTTCTCCACTCATAATCTCATTATACATTGAACCAGCATTTCCAGGCGCGGCACCTTTTACAAATCCACTTTCAATATGTTTTTGTTTTGATTTATGATCACCTTTTGGTTTTTTTTCTTTAGGTTCTCCTGGTTCTTCACCACCATCTCTTTTATAATCTGGATTTATATCTGTATTATGTGGCTTTCCTCTATCCGCTTTTGCATCAGGGCCCTTAACAGTTGTAGTAGGTTCTTTTGTTTTACCTGTATCTAATAAATCTTTAGCCTGTTGATGTGCTGGATGTTCTGGATTTTCATATGCTGATTTTACTGAAGTTTCCCTGTCATTACCTTTATCATCTTTATACTTTATTCTTGTTTTAAGAATTTTTTCTCTATCTTTTTCTTGTTCATTTAAATTGTGTAATACTCCATCTATAACCTTTTGAGGCCATCCAAATTCAAACAATATCTGTCTTAAATGTAACTGATGAGCAATGTTTCGAGTTCGAATTATACCATCCGATACTCTATAAGACCATTCTAATAAAATCTTATCAAAATCTATAATCATACAAATTTCTCCGTTATATCTTTCATTTCGTGATAGTCTACTCCCCAACTCACTTTAACAGGAAATTTACCATTTTGTTCTATTATCTCTTTCACTTTCTTCAAGTAATTTAAACCATCTTCCATATCAAAGTCAAGTAAAAAACTATCATAAGAATATAAAATTAATTTACTCTTATCATTTTTTATTTCAGGAATTAATTGACTTAACACCCTCATATTATTTTCAGTTTCCATAAGTTGTATTGTATAATTAAACAACTTATTTTTATTCATATCTGTCAAATTTTTCTTATATATTCTCTTATTATAAATATCTGAAACAATAAATTCTTTAGAATTATATTTATTCCATAAATTTTCTATATAATCATAAACTCTACTAAAATATGGATTTATTTGCCATACTTCTATTGGTATTCCACCATAAAGATACTGAAATGATTTTCTTTTTGATTCTTCATAATCACAACTATAAAATCTTGCCATATGCTCATGTACTGAACCTTCAGGAAATTTATAACCTATTTTATCAGCAATTAATCTTAAATGATATGCATCAAAATCCATTTCAACTAACACTCCATTTTTAAATCTACTCACATATGGTTTTCTACTACCATCTGTTTTATTTAATGCTGCAAAATTAATACCACCAAATCTATTTGATGGTCTACCAGTTGAAGTATATAAATTATATTCACTATAAACAAAACCATTTGTTGTTTGTAATCCATTTGATTCTATATAACTTAAATTATCCAACACATCATTATTATATGACAAATTGACATTACTTGAATATTTTTCAACTGTATCTTTAAGAACTGTTGATATATTACGACATTTTTCCAAATGTTTAAATACAGGAATTATAACATTTACATCATCTTTCATATAATATCTCATATTAAAAAATTGATGCGCGTTAGTATCCATCTCTTCCATATTCAATGGAATATTTGTTGTTACGTAATGTAAAAGATTTATATCAACAACATTATCTAATTGAATAAAATGATTTAAATATTTTCTATCGTAAGTGTATTTTTTTGTATTAGAATTAAGATTCGGTATATCTATATCAAGAGTTTCAGCATGATTAAATGGTAAAATAAACTCATCACCATCTAATGTTTGAATATATAACAAAGATAATTCAGTATCAACTGGATGTTTCTTACTGTCACAAGATATCGGTATTACAATACTATCTTTAGTATTATATACTTCAAGAAAATCTTCAATTTGTTTTTTATTTTCTAATAACACCTATAACCTTATCTATTGCATTAAAAACCATTGGTGGGTCTATTTCTTTTGAACATTCAAATTCTCTTTCAGTTCCCTTATGGTCTGGACATACATTCCAATCACCCTTTAAATGTAATGTCTCATCTCTGTGCCAACAACCATTACAAACTTCATCATTATGAACGTGAATACATTTATGTTGAAATTCAAACCAGGGTTTTGTCATTCCATGTATCATTATTACATATTTATTTAATGCCCACGCTAACCAAGATAATCCTGAACCTAATCCTATGAAAAATTCACAATGAATTAATTCATTAATTCTTTTATCTAACGATTTACCTTGACTTTTAATTACACCTTTCGGTAATTTATTTATATAACCATCTTGACTTTGATCCACATTCAAATCAATATCTAAAACTTTATAACCTTTATGTTTTAAATACTTTACTACATAATCCCAACCATTAGGATAGTTCCAATACTTTAATTGTGGGCCATTTGAATGTACACCAATACATACATACTTTTCTTTTATGGGTCTACCATAATTTTTAAAATGTAAGTTTGGTTTCTTTTCTATAAATGATAATCCAAGTATTTCTGTAGCTGATTGTTGCAAAGAAATATATTGTCTTCCATCCCACGAACAACCTATTTTATAACTAATTATATTTTCAGCACTAAATGGTAATTTAAAACATAACTCTCCATTACCAAATGGTTCTACATATTTATCTTCACTAAGAAATTCTATATCAGAATAATTCGGTTTTAATAACGGAATCATTTCTTGTCTTGGTAGAAATAACTTTACTTTACATTTATTTTCGACTCTGAATTGTTCTACATAAGGAAACCACGCAAGCGTATCTCCAAGGCCTTTTGACTGAAATATTATATAAACCACTTTACCCTGAATCGGATAGAACTGTTTCATTTATAACCTTTATTTAACTATATATATTAATAATTTTCTATAAACTTCAATTTTTTTACAGTATCGTCTTTTGAACCTTTTTTTGGTTTCCAATATTCTAATGGTGTTAATAATTTACTAATACCAGGCAATGTTTTTTCTTGTTCTCTCATTGTTCCTTCATTTTCACTTATAACATCTTCTTTTAAACCTGATATAATCCATGTAAAACTTGTAGTTAAATATAATGAATTTCCATAACCAGGATCATTTTCTGAAATTTCAAAAATTTCTGCTTTAATATCATTTGCTTTCCTTATAAATAGTCTTCCAATACTACCTATTTTATAATCACTATCTGTTGGAGTTTTTTTATAATGTTTCGGATAACTTGATGGAGTTGGATTTTTTAATAACTTATAATTTTTAAAAGAAGTAAATTCGTTTCTATTAATTTTTTGTATCTCTCTTGATTTTAAATCACTTTTTAACCCAGTTAAATATGTTTCATTTATATCAGAAGTATAATAAATAGAATATACTATATTAGATTTAACTTTGCCACCCAAATCTGTATATACAAACTCATTTGGTAAAGTTACTAAACCTTGAATTGTTCTTTCAAAATTATTTTTTATATTATTAAATTTTTTTTCCATTAATCTATCATTAACCACTCTTTGCCATCAACTTCGCTAAAGCCGTTTGTTTCGTTTCAGACTTTTCTTTTGCTTTGTTAACTTCTTGTATTTTAAATCCCTTCCAATTTTTAATTTGGTCTTTATATAACTCTTCAATCTCACGATACTCTTGAGATACCATTAAGAGATTTGATCTCATTTTACCAGTAAGTGTAACTGTCCATCCGCTATCATCAACTCTATGATTTACATTAAACGCTTGAAATACAGTTTCTTTTTGATATCTTGCTGGTAAATATGTAGAATTAAAAGAGTTTCCAGGATAAATTCCACCTATACCATCTATTGTAAGTTCCATTTCAAGTGGAATTAAAAGTCTTCTTTCTATATTTCGTGTTATACTAAGTTCACCAATTAAATAATTAACTGAACTAATAAAATGTGCTCTCATTCTACCGTTTGCATTAAACTTTGATGTATATAAAGCATGTAAATTCTTTTTTACATTATTATAATGTTCAAACTGGGGAGTACCTCTCGCCGCCACGGGAACAGAAAGCATATCACTTAATAATTTTACTCCATTCGGTGATTTTAATATATCATCTGGTAATGCTAATGAAATACTCGAATCAAAGTCCACCGGCTCTATTGCACTCGACGCTTCTAAATTTTTATTTATAGCCGTTAATTTATCCTTAAATGATTTGCTTAATTTTTCCTTCTTCATATTTTCTAACATCCAAGTTTTTAAATTTACAGTCCCACCATCTTTTGTTAATGCCATAGTATTATCTACATTGGGAATAGTTCCAATGGTTTCTGCACCATCTTTTCTAAATGCTATATCAATATTCTTTTTATGTACATCATCAAAATCTTCAAACATTTTTCCTAAAATAAACGCTTCAGTTCCAACTACCTCAGGTGGAGAAGCACCAAAAGTTGATACAGTATCAAAATTTGCTCCATACATCGTAGTTAATGCTAATGCATTAGGAACTTTTGCAGTAACATTTTGTTTTTTTACTAAACTATCACTTTGCCAAACAGGAAAATAAAAAATTCCTTTTGGTGCAATCTTATTACTCTTTAACTTTTGAAACCCAATTTCTTTAGCACGGTCAAAATCAAGTTTTGTAATTTGATTATCAATAATTTTTGCTCTCCAATCTTCAATTTCATCTGTTACAATTTGAAAATCCCACAAAGGCATATTTTGATTAAGTAATACAAATATAGCTTCTATTGATCCTTTTAAATCAATAGGGTCTGCTGAAAAATCCCACTCTGTAAGTGGAAGTGTACTCCCCATCAAGCCTGAAGGTACTGTCAATCCAAACGCTTGTTTTATTACTTTTAAATTAATTAACATATTTCTCAAATAACCATATTTTTTACTCGTATCAGGCATTTTTTTAGTTTCTGTCAATGCATGTTCTTTAAAATATTTCATATCATATTTCTTTTTGAATTTATAAGTCCAACCATCAATAAAATCATCCTGGATTGCCATTTCGTATTCATCATTTGTGCCTTTAAAGGGAATAACGTCACCAAGTGTATTTATAACAGTTTTTCGTAATTTATCGTCATTTATAATTTCTCGTAACGTAAATCCATCTACAGCTGTAAAAGGTTCAAAACTATCTTTATCATTTACAATACTTTCTAATTTTAACATAAATTTTTCATCACCTTCTAACGGATCCTGATTATTAAGCAGCACAGTTGATAATGGATGAAATTGACTTGGTAAAATATAACTATTAATATCAATAGTTTCAAGTTGTGGACTATTTTTAATTCTTGTACTTTCATAAAATGGTGTTTCTTCACCACTTGGGTTTGTTATTTTTTCAACTGATCTAAACTGTGTTACAAGTGGTACATCTGGACTATCTGAAACTAATGTTAAAAACTTAGATAAAATATTATCTTCAAACCAACCCCAACGTACCCAAACATCTTCTTGAATTTCCATAACTGGCGGGTCAGAGCCCGTTCCATCCATTACTTTAACATCTGCTATATAAGCATTTTGTTTATAAACATACTTATATTCCCATTGACCATCTCCCAATGAGCGGTATGGTTCACTATACTTAACTTTACCACCATGTGCTTCATCTCTTAATTCATTAACTGGCGTTAATACTTTTTTCCTACCCACGTGTCTTTTTTTAAGATTACTCTTCCAATCATCAACTATCCAATTATGAAAGTTAGCTAAAAAAGATTTTAAACTAACAGATATATCAAAATTTATTAATTCGCTATCATCTTTATCCTCAACCATACTTTTTAATTTATCTCGTATATCTGTATCTTTTTCTCTTTTACTAATTTTATATTTTATAGTTTCTGCTAAAACATTTGAGGATGGTTGTTCATCTTCAAATAAACTAACTCCTACACTTGAAAGTATTGTTTGACAATCAAATCCACCATCATCTCTTGTTGTAAATTCAAAGTTTTTAATTATACCAACCATCATATCAAAATCACCTTTAGCACTCAAAACTATATTTTTATAATCCGTAAATGCACTAGCATCTATTGATTTATTTCCAGCGGCATCTGTTGGTTTCCAAAAGTTTGGTAAGTTACCTAAAGTTTCCTTATTATATACCCAACCCCATTCAACCATAACTGTTTTACCGTGTGCTAAAAAATGAGACATTAAACTATTTAAATCTTCCCAAGACCAACAAGTCCAAGAAATTGTCGCTTCTCTTAAAGTTCTTAAACCACCTTTAAAACTAACATCTATTGATTTTACTCCAGGCATAGGTCTTTTGTGAAGATTCCCAACTGTTATCTTATTTGCATCAAATATTCCTGTTCCCTCTGAAACGGTACGATATCCAGCTGAACCATGTTCTCCAGAGATACCAGTTAGTTGTTCAGTAACTTTTTGTGTTCGTTCTTTACCACGTTCTTTATAAGTTCTTGAGCCGTATATATCATCATAACCTGCTATCATACTACCATCTTCTTTTAACAAACCGCCCATCATTACAACAGCGTTATGAGCACCTGAAGTCATACGGATAAATGTAGTTCTTGTTGCTATATCTTCGTGTTTTAAAGAATTGTCTGAAATAATTTCACCAATTTTAGTAGACTCTTGTCTACCTAAAACTCGCATCTTTTCAAACATTCGCTTTTGAATTGATTCTGCAATAGGTTCTAATGCTAACATAACCTAAGAAATTCTATTTACTTGATGAAATCTATCTAATATCCCAGTTATATCACTCGGTATTCTTAATTCTGTGCCTGGTTCTAATGCGGCTTTACCTCGAATTCCATTTGCTTTTGCTATAACCCACCATAAAGTAACATCACCATAAAATTTATGTGCTAAAAGATCAATTCTATCACCAAATTTTGAATAAATAAATTTATCACCATTCTCTATAGGTATTTCAGGATAATAAGTAGTTGCATAAACTCTAAATCCTGCTTTATCAATTTTTGCTCTTGTTGTAGAATATCTTTTCATTTAGTTCTTTTCTGCCCATTTGCCTAAACTATCAGGACTTTGTTTCAATAAAGTACCCACATCTATATCCACATTATCCATCATTGCCAAAAACGTATCTGAAAGTTCAGTTACATAATTTTTTTGTGCAACCCAGGGAAGTTCATAGTGTTTCTGAGTAGAACTTGGTAGTCTCTTACCAATATAAATAAATGTACAACTTACTTGAATATATTTAGGTAACTTTGCAAATGTTGTTTCCCAAGTCCCATTATCTTGTACTGTATAAGTTAACGCAGATATGTAACCAGGAGCTTCTATAAACA